TACTTGTATTTGGATCTCTTGCACACCTAGGAGCATATCTCTTTGATGATAAGATGGAGCAGAGATATAAAGGTAAATTCGAAGAACTCATGTTCTCTATCAATAAAGAAGAGAAGTTCCGTAGAGCTCATGGTGGGAATGTACAGATGAACTTCAATTCAAGAGGCATGTTTTGACTAGTAACCCCAAAATTAAACAAACTTAAGGAGAAGATATGGCATACACAAATACACCGGGTACGGTATCCTCTCCAGCAAAAGGTGGTGCATACGAGAACGTATTCACTGTTAATGAGGCCAGCTATCAACAAGTTGCCGCTGAATCTGTCGCTAACGTTGTTATTAGTGCCACTGCTGCTGCTGCAAGTGAAGCTGCTGCTGCTGCAAGTGAAGCTGCTGCTGCTGCAAGTGAAGCTGCTGCTGACATCTCTGAAGCTAATGCTCTAGCAAGTGCTAACGCCGCCGCACTCAGCGCGTCCAATGCAGATACATCCGAGGCCAACGCACTCGCGAGTGCCAACGCTGCAGGTGTATCAGAAGCAAATGCACTTGCTAGTGCTAACTCTGCAGATGTATCAGAAGCAAGTGCATTAGCTAGTGCTAACGCTGCAGATATATCAGAAGCAAACGCGCTTGCTAGTGCTAGCTCGTCTGGCTTAATTTTTTCTGAGTTTAATACACGTTATCTAGGTTCGTGCGCAGTAGCCCCCACATTAGATAACAACAATAACGCGCTCGCTGAAGGTGCTTTATACTTTAACAATGTATTGAATCTGCTGTATGTTTATACTGGTGGGGCATGGTCTGCGGTAGCACTATCGCCTGCTGATTTTATGTTAAAGGCCAACAATCTATCTGACTTGGTAAATGCAAATACAGCCCGCACTAATATTGGTTTGGGGAACGTAGACAACACCAGCAATGCTACTGAGCGTGCGGCAGTTGCTACTCTCACAAATAAAACGGTGAATCTGACAAGCAACACTCTTACAGGTACACTCACTCAGTTCAACGCTGCACTGAGTGGTGCTGATTTTGCTACAGGTGGCGGCACGGCAACAGGTAGCAACACCGGCGATCAAACTGCGGCCACAGTACCAAATACCCCAGCAGGCAACATAGCCGCAACCACAGTTCAAGCAGCTATTAATGAATTGGACACTGAAAAAGCCAAAGCGGGTGCCAACACAGATATCACCAGCCTTGGCGGCCTCACCAGCTCCGTCAAAGCGGCTAATGGCTCATTCCGCAAAGCTGACTCCACCACCGTCGCGTTCACAAAACTCACCGCAGGCACTGCCAAAATCAAAGCGGGTACCGTGGTCGATGTAAGCGGCACGATTGTCTCGTTCGCATCCGATGCCGCCATTACCATGCCAACCCTCACGGCAGGCACCGATTACGCTATTTATGCATGTACTGATGGCAGTATCAGAGCTGACGCTAGCTTTAGTTCTCCTATCGGATACACCACTGCAAACTCTCGCCGGATTGGGGGCTTTCACTTTGCGCCTGGTGGCAACGCACTTGCAATGGCAGGCGGGGACACCACCCCAGCCATCAATGAGTACAGCTTTTGGGATTTGAAATTTAAACCAACTTGCCCTGACCCACGTGGCATGACGCTGGTGGCCAATGGCTTTTGGACTGACATTTATTTGACAGGCGTTGACCACTACACAAACGGTACCAGCAAGTACAATGTGGCTATTGCCGACGGTTCAAGCCCACCAAAAGTGCCAGCACTTTTTGGCGGAAATGGCAGCACCGCCTACAGCACATTTAATTGGTGGGAAGCTGGCGAAGTGGCCCGAAGTCACGGCAAGCGCCTGCCCACGTATGACGAATTCTGCGCTCTGGCTTACGGCGCTACCGAGACCGTGTCCAGCGGTACTGATCCGGTTAGCACCATCTTGCGCGCTGCATACACCAGCAAGTGGGGTGTTATGTTGGCTACTGGAAATTTGTGGATATGGGGCGCAGAGTTTGGTGGCGGAGCCGCCCCAATAGGCTGGGTGGCAAACACTGGCGGCAGAGGATCGACGTATCAAATGGCAAACGCCACGCTCTTTGGGGGCAGCTGGGCTGAAACGACGAACTCCGGTTCTCGTGGCTCGAGCTGGGACAACTCTCCGACGAACTCGTTCAGCTACATTTCGAGCCGCTGCACCTGTGACCACTTGATTCTTGAATGAGTAGTAATTAAAGCTACTTAACTAAACTTATAAAGACCACTCATATGAACTCCAACTTAATTAACACACGAGAAGATTTAAACGCTATCTATGGCACTCCTGCTTACGAATCATTTATGACAGCTTTAGCTGGGACACTTTGGCGCTTAGATAAAGACGATGACGTGGGCTTGTGGCGTGCCGTACAAGACAACAGCGTCATTGAGCGTTTTGGTTTTATGCTCAGTGACTTCCAAAATGTAGCCGCACCAGAGTTACCGCAATATGCGCCGCCACCGTCCAAAGTTCCTACAGTTATAACTATGCGTCAAGCACGACTAGCATTGCTAGGGGCTGGCTTGCTGGATACTGTAAATGCAAGTATTTCTGCTATGCCGCAGGCTGCGCAAATCGAATGGGAATACGCGCAAGAAGTGCAACGAGACAACGCACTTATAACAAACTTGGCAACTACTCTTGGTCTAGATAGTGTTGCTATTGATGATCTATTTACCACTGGAGCGGCACTATGATTTACACAATATTGGCAACTCTTGGTGCACTTTGGTTGCTATGGTATTTTTACCTGATCGTTATGGGTTTGTACCGTGCTCAACTTATGGGCACTCTCACACAATCAGCAAAAATACTTGGTGCTCCTGCTCTTGTCGTAGGCTGGCTATTGGATTGGCTTATCAACATGACGCTAGCAACAGTGTTTTTCCGTGAGCTTCCACAGTCTCCCCTAGAGCTAGTTACCCAGAGACTCTCAAGATATATTGCTGGCCCGGCATGTATCAATAAACATTACGCGCAGATTATTTGTCTGCATTTACTAGACCCGTTTGACCACAGCGGCAAACATTGTCGATAAGGATAAATATGACTGATACAGATATGCCACAAATGGTTTTTAACGGACTTTTTATCCTGCTTGGGGTATTTGGCGGGTACTACCTCAACTCCGTCAAGGACGCAATTAAAGGACTACAGACTACTGACCAAATGCTGATCACCAAGTTGCAAGCTATTGAGTTGCTTGTTGCAGGGACGTACCTCAAGAGAGATGACTTCAACGATGTGATCAAGGCCCTATTCGTCAAACTAGACAAAATCGACGAGAAGCTGGACGCCAAGGCCGATAAATCGGGCTGCATTGCGATTCATGGGCGGACATCATGATGCAAGCCTCTGACCGCTGTTTGAAGCTGATCCGCGAATGTGAAGGCTACATGAGCAAGCCTTACCTGTGCCCAGCCGGAATCCCAACCATCGGATACGGCTCGACAAGATACGCAGACGGCACAAAAGTAAAGCTCACCGACCCTCCAATCAGCATGGATCAGGCCGACGCAATCATGCGAGCTACGTTGGTCGAGTATGAAAACGCTGTCAACCGCTATGTGACCGTGCCGATTGCACAACATCAATTTGACGCACTCGTTGACTTTGCTTACAACTGCGGAGCAAAAAATCTGCTGATGTCCACGTTGTTGAAAAAGATCAACGCAGTGGACTTCCTTGGGGCAGCACTTGAGTTCAGCAGGTGGGTGTACGCCAACGGCAAGCCAATGCCGGGGTTAGTCAAGCGCCGCTATCTTGAGAAACAACTTTTTCAGGGGCAGTTTGAATGAACTGCTTGGGCTACACGCTCACAAATGAGCCCCACTTCCAGCTACCACATGCTCAATACCCAGACCAAAAGTAAGGAGATAACATGGACTTCATTTCGGTAATTAAGGGTCTGGCCCCTATGCTGGGTACCGCGTTGGCTGGCCCACTTGGTGGTGCTGCTGCATCATTCATCGCTGATAAACTCGGTATTGAGACTAAGACGATTGAGGCAGTCACGGATGTATTAAATTCGGGCAAGCTTACACCAGAGCAGATTATCAATGTCAAACTTGCTGAAATAGAGTTCAAGAAGTTCTTAGAGACTAATAAGATTGATCTCGAGAAATTGAATCTCGATAACACCAAGTCAGCTAGGGATATGCAGATTGCCACCAAAAGCTGGGTGCCTGCATCGCTCTCTATGGTTATAACAATTGGTTTCTTTGGTATACTCGGTTTTATGATGACGTCTGAGTATGTTTCCAGTGAGCCACTACTTGTTATGTTAGGGTCGCTAGGTACTGCTTGGGTTGCAATTGTAAACTATTGGTTTGGGTCTAGCTTTGGTAGCCAAAAGAAAGATAGCATGCTGGCGAGTTCAGTACCAACAACAAAATAAGGAGTAGTTATGGCCATTGAGCTAATAAAAGGTCTTGGTGAAGGTGGCCTCAACGCAGACTTGCCAGCAGTAGTTGCCCCTATGAATGTATTTACAGATGTATTGAATGTACGGTTTGATAATTCAGCTGTACAAACGATAACAGGCGAAGCACTATTTTGGAATAACGCATTAGCGCCAACATTCGGCATCTTCTGGAAGAGGCCTGATCAGGGCTACACAATCTTTGCTAAAGATGGGTTGATATACCGTGTTGATGCCGCAGGTAATGCTGGTCTAATGTTCAATGATGGCGGCTATATTAATACAATATGGCAGGGCACCACTTTTAATGGTGGTTTTGCTGTTGTGCTTAACGATGGTGTGCATACACCGATCTATGCGTTATATGGCGACCCAGTAGCAGGATCCACGTTCCAACCCCTGCCTAACTGGAATTACGTGTCTGGTCTTACTGTAACTGCTAAAGTTATTCGATCACTAAACTATTCACTCGTAGCAGCTAATTTAACGTTAGTTCAAGGTGGGATTACAACATATGCTCCCGGAACTATTAGGGTATCCGTGCAAGCGGCAACAGGCCAGATACCAACCATCTGGCAACCAGGATTAACAACAGACACCGCTGATGAGTTTGAGTTAAGTTCTACTTCACAAGTACTTGATATGGCGGAATTACGTGGAAATATGTATATTTACTCGGAGGACTGCATCCATGTACTTACTATTGGTGCTCAAACAGTTGTTCGTCCTTACGCTAAAGGCTATGGTATACTCAACACCAACTGCGTAACTGAATTTGATGGTAAACATTTTGTTGTTGATAGGAACGATATTTATATTCATGGCGGTTCTGGTGGCATTGAGTCCATTTCTAATTTCCGTGTAAGAGATTGGTTCTTTAGCAACCTTAATAAGACCTACTCGCATCTTGTGCATGTAACCGTGGATCGTCGTAATGATGAGATCTGGGTTAATTTTCCTAGTGGGTCATCCACAAAGTGTGATAAGTCACTTATATTCCAATATAGGAACAATACATTTACCGTCAGATCGCTACCATCTATAACTTATTCCTTTCAGGGATTTGAGAAGGTAGCCGGTACCTATAGATACAGTACAGAGAGGCTTCTGATGGCAACCGGTACTGACAATGTATTTATAACAGATGATAATTATCTGATGTGGAATGGATCAAGCTTTACTACATATCCTTGGTATATCGAGAGAAAGAAGATGACTATAGATGTTGGGAGTAATACCCATATATCCTCTGTCTATCCAATCTTTGATAAAGTACCAGCATCAGCAGATATTACTGTGAGAGTGATATCACAGAATAACTATAAAGATGATGTTGATTTATCGGTAGATAACTCGAATAGAGCTGATACATTTGCCTTCTTACCTGATGATCAGAAATCACAGGGATACAAGGTGGATCCACGAGTTACTGGTAGATTACTTAATTATAGGATTACTTCAACTGATTACGCACGGATGTGTGCATTCGGATTTGAAGCGCAACCAGCCGGAAGGAGATAAATGTTTTCACCACCAGTAACAGGTAACGATGATTTAGACGCCTTCCTATATGATATCTATATAGGTAATGCAGGTAGTAACGCAGTAGCCACCGGTGGAATTGGGTACAGCCCATCAGGTACACTGCTGCAATATTCGAAGCAATATATACATGTGAAATATGCTGATGACAATGTGGGTACTGGACTGATCAATGTACCAACTAACAAGCAGTACTTCGGTTTGTACAATAGCGATATCCCTGTAGAGTCGACAAATCCAGCTGACTACACTTGGTATCTCGTTGATGGCGGCTTTGGTACTTTAAAGAGATTCTGGTACAAGACTATTGGTGGTGCATACATCGACTACGTTGTGTCGGATAGATCCCCTGACAATCTATTTGCGATGGATCTGGGTGATGCCATTAATCTGAACATCGCGGTGTCATTCAATGGGTCTATCGGTCGCTTAGCGTATGCTAAAGCTGAAACACCACAGCTAGCAGCCACTCCGTATAACCTTACCACATTCGGTGGATCTAGCTTTCCAGCTGCTGGCACCTGGGGCTTTGGCGAGACATGGCAGAGCACACCGCCTACTGTTACGGGATCAGAGATTTTGTTTCAGGTGGATGGTTTGTACAGCCCAGCATCTAACACAACAACGTGGTCATCACCGTATCTGGCTACACTCAAGGTTGGGGCACTTAGTGCATTAACAGCTAACTTGGGTACAGTAACTGCTGGGTCTATACTCGGTGGTAACATCAATATCAACAACAAGTTTGTTGTTGGCCCAGACGGTACAACCGCAATTAGTTCGGGGTCGTCTGGTGCTCGTGTGATTATAACAAACGATTCTATCAAGGTGTATGATGGTGTTTTACCCACACCTAGAGTAATAATAGGGAGTCTAGTTTAATGCAATATGGTATCTCAGTATTCGATGCTTCCGGTTTGCTTACTTTAAATACGGAGGATATGAC